CTCGCGGAGAGGACGACGTTCCCAGAGCCCGTACTCGTGGTGACGCCCGTGCCTCCGTCCGCCACCGCAAGGGTTCCAGTGATGCTCGAGGCACCGAGGTCCACGGCCAGTTTCGAAGATTCTATGACCAGACCACCGTTCGTCTTAAGATCGACCGCGACCGCGGGTGCCCACCCTTCACCTGCGGTCCCAGTCACGGCGATGCCGTCGCCGCCCGTGACGTTATTCACGTAGTTACCGGTCGTGTTGGTTCCTAAGGCGATGGTGACCGCACTGGCGTTTAAGTTGCTGAGACCGCCGCCGTCGCCAGTTATGAGTGCGGTTGCAGTCAGCGCGCCGTTAACTTGCGCGCTCGTCACCGTGAGTGCCTGTGCCGAAAGATTCCCTGTAAAGGTCCCAACTGTACCACTCACACTTCCACCGGTGTAGCTCGCGCCAGTCACCGGTCCACTGAACGTGCCAGCGACGGCCGAGATGTTGCCGAAGGTGGTTGGGACGATGTCCGCGGAACCATCAAACGCCACGCCACCAATGGTGCGAGCGGTAGTTAGGGTCGCCGCAGAACCCGTCGTGTTTTGGTTTCCAGTTGCGTTCACACCCGGTAGGTTGATCGAAGAAGTGCCGTCAAATGAAACCCCACCGATGTTCACTGCCGCGCTGAGACCGGCCGCGGTTCCAGTGGTGTTTTGGTTACCAGCTGTGTTGACACCGGGGAGATCAATGTCGGCCGAGCCGTCAAACGCCACACCGCCTATGTTTCGAGCAGTAGTCAGGGTGGCTGCGGACCCAGTGGTGTTTTGGTTCCCGCCTACATTGACACCGGGGAGATCAATGCTGGTGGAACCATCGAAGGCTACACCGCCTATGTTTCGAGCAGTCGTTAGCGTGGCTGCGGACCCAGTGGTATTCTGGGTCCCCGCAACATTAACTCCAGGGAGATCGATGTTTGCGGAGCCATCGAAGGCGACCCCTCCGATTGTGCGCGCGGTCGTCAAAGTTGCTGCAGATCCCGACCACGCCCCACCAGATAAAGTTCCGGTTCCGTCAGTGATACTGGCACCAGACAAAGCCCCGGTGAAGGTACCAGCGACACCAGACACATTGCCTGAAAATGTACCAGTTGTCGCCGAAACGGTCGTGGCGGATACGGTCCCCGCGGCGGTCAAGTCGGTGACGTTCAGATTGTTGAGAGCGAAAGAACCGTTAACCGTCAGGTCGTTTTGGACCACGCAATCACCCAGAATATCGACCGTGATATTATTCGCATCAGGGGTTATGCTAGTGTCGGTACTCCCATCCTGTGTATAACCGATGCTGAGACGCTTGGGCGTTTCGTCCCCGTGGTGGATTATGCCCACGTTTTGGTTCGGGTAGTTAATGATGATTCCCGTATCCAGACCCACTTGCGTGTTATTGTGCGCTATGCCGATGATGCGATCTTCCACGACCAAATCGGTGTTCTTGATCTCGGCGATGTTTCCATTTCGAAAATTGATGTTTCCTTGGACCTCCAGATCACCGTTGACGTGGACGTTTCCACTCGTGACGAAGGAGGTGGTAGGGTTTTGGAACTCGATAGTATAGGGCGTGGTGTTGCCAAAACCAGTGACAGACGACAAGGGAGGTTCCACCGCTGTCGACGCCGAGGATCCTGATTCGGTAATCTCACCAGTGGCCTTGTTGTACATAAGGAGGACGATCTCGGGATCCGAGAAATCTGTTCTAAATCGGATGGGAGAAAGGTACACTGCCGATGGGTTCGTGGCCTGCAGTGGAGTGTCCGACGCGTTAAACACTATGGTATTCTCGGCCTGATTCTCCAGTGCATGCTTACCGAACCGAATACGGGTGGATCGTTCTACCGTCGGAAGGTTCTTAACCATATTACTATAGTCTGGTATTTTTAATTGGCAAAAAGCAGGCCGGCGAGCCCGTTCTCGACTCGTAATATGTTATAGTTGACCGCGTATATCGGATGGTTTATGGGCATGGTCTCACTCACAATCTTCGCTGACTCGATTCTGCTAAAATTTAATGAGCCCGTCGGTTGGAGGGACGATGTACTCAAGCAAAAGCAGTACAGGAAGAAATCGGGTGAAGTTACGAAATTCGTGTGGTAATAGTTTTGAACATCGACAAAGTGGGGTTTCCCGAAACGCGGCGTGCATAGGTCTAAGCCGTTGATGGTTATCTTCACCCTGTTGGTCGGACTCGTGAGCGCACCGTCGGTCGTGGTATCGGATGATGCGATATACTTCACGGGATGCCAAAACGATAACTCCTGCGTCGTGTGATTCGACGGGATATTCTTTTGAACTTGCGTGATGAGGAGATCGTGTCTGCGCGACGCGATGCTCCCGCGTTCGGTGTTATCCAGATAATAATAATTCGCATAACACTCCACGTTGTAATTCGAAGCTTGGCTCCCCCAGTGGATACGGATCTCGGCGCTGTGGTAGTTTAAAGCAACAAGAGGAAGAGCACACTGCGGTCCCTCACAGAACCAAAAACGCAGGGGGTAAAAGTAACTGCGCGCGCTCACACCCGGGTGCGTCCCGTTCGCACTTTTAGAGACATTTTGGGCGAAAGTGTCTATCGCAATCTTTTCGGTGAAGACGGCATCTTGCGTGTCCACGACAGACCCACCGAGGAGTAGCTCGATCTTATCGATGACCAAATCCCAGCGCTGGGTGTCGAGTGCCTGTGTCGTATCGTCAAGGGTGAGGTACACGTATCCCAAAAGATCACCGGAGCGTTCGAACTGAACGCTCGACATGCAGTTATTTTTGACAGCGCCGGAAATGTGTTGTTTTTCGATGCTCTGTGAAAAATTACTGTGCTTCTTAAAGGTTGAACTAAAAAAAGATATCTCGGGATCGCCCATGATCCATTTATCCTGGGCACCCACCGCGATGAGTTGGGTGATACCGGCCGACATCTATAGTAGTTGATGAGAATTTTTACAGGTTGTGTTTCATACACGTGAACTTGATTATCAAATAATTGGGCGTTCCCGCTGCGTTCGGTTCGATCAGGTCACCGTCTTGGTTATAAATGTTGACCGTGAATCTATCCAATTTGCGGATCGGATTGATGTATTGTGTGCTGACGTCGTAGTCTGACGTAAAATTATTTATGTGGTTGCCCGTACCAACCGCTGTGACAGTGGACGCGATGCTCGCGAAGACACCCTTTACGTTACCGATGGTTCCGGCGCCGTTGAGCACCGGGGTTGCGCGGTCGTTAAAGTTGGAATCGAGCTCCCTGATGGAAATGTAGATGTGTTGGTTTGACGTCTTCGTGTGAATGTGCGAGGCCAGGAGTCTCGCCTCGACGACATTCTTGAGTGGATTTTCAAGAAAGCTAACGAAGGTGTTTGCAGCCGCCTGGCCGTTGCTGTCAATGGTGATGGTATGATACTCGTAGTTAAGATCGGGAACCATGTGTTACTGGTATATACTTAGATTAAAGATCCACCGATACCATCCGCAATTGAGTAGCCCGCGTGGTCGGCGACGAGATCCTGAGCACCACACAAACCGCCGGGGGTTAAGGATTTGGAGTACACGGAGCCGTTAGGAGCGCCCGCGACACACTCCTCCTTGTGCTCGAGGTCGAAGATCGACGCGTCGGAGACGGCGTTGATGGTAATCGGCCTGGGCTGGTATCCGGAAGACCTTGCCTGGAGGACGGTCAACACGGAAATGAGTGACATGAGGACGACGATGTACATGATCGCGTTGCGATTGGTCTTGTTGAGGTTAAACATTTATACTATGAGTGCAGAAATTAAACTGCGTTAAAGGATTCGTGACAAAATATTTTTAGAGGGTAGAGAATGGACGACAATATTATCCTCGATCGAGGGCGTACCACCGTGATGAAGTTAGATGCCGATGAACAGGCCTTGATGGACGAGATCGAGATCTCCGTGCCGCGCCCTAAACCGGTACCGCGTCCACAGAAGAGCGCGTTCGGTGCCCGCCCTCCTCCGCAACACCAGGAGGCGATGGATGCCTTCGTGAATCCCACTAAGCAGTCCGTTCCCACGATGGGTCCAGTGCAGAACGAGGAGATCGACTATGGCGAAGACGATGACATGATGTTTGATGACGACGACGAGATGCCCGGAATGCAGGCGCAGCAGGAGCAACCCTCGCAGGGGTACACCAGCGTGGACGAGGAGAAGAGCGATTTATTAAACAAACTGGCCCGCCTGGAGAAGAAGGGGTTTGCGGTGAACAAAAGGCTGAACGCCTACAGCAACGTGGAGGATTTACGATCGGAGGTGAAGAGAATTACTTATTCGATCGACGTGGAACAGAGTATTCGCTTTTCGAGGCGTATGCTTGTCGCATGCGTCACTGGGCTTGAGTTTCTTAACAAACGGTATAACCCATTCGAAATTCAGCTCGAGGGGTGGTCTGAATCCGTCATGGAGAACGTCGAGGATTACGACGGAGTATTCGAGGAGTTGTACGTCAAGTATCGCTCGAAGGTGTCAGTCGCACCCGAGGTCAAGCTCATCATGATGTTGGGTGGATCCGCGATGATGTTTCACCTGACGAACTCCATGTTCAAGACCGCTATTCCCAACATGAACGACGTGTTGAAGCAGAACCCGGAGTTGGTAAAGAACATGATGGACGCCGTGCAGAACACCACCAGGCAGCCTGGTGTTGATCCGATGACCGAGCCTCCCGTGGGTGGGACGGGAAACTATGAGATGAAGGGTCCCGGGCTCGACATAGCCAGTCTCATGGGCGGCATTTCGATGCCGCCTCCCATGCCCATGAACTCCAACCTCAACGCCAACGGGAGCCGACCGCCCCCGATCGAAGAGGAGGATGAACTTAGCGACATCGTGTCAATTTCAGGGGAGAGCACAGGAGGAGAGATCAAAGAGGTGAATGTGGAGGGATCGAAACCCAAGAGGCGACGTAAGACCAAAAAGAATGAAATTAATTTGTGATTTAAATATATATGATAGCGTATTGCCCGCTGGAGGATTTGGAACCCCCACAGAGGCAACGGGAAGTTGTCGCTGACGTTCCCCAGAACCAGGCTCCCGAAGTAGGAGCCGAGGATACAGAGCTAAACTATGTCATTTTAGCTTTCATACTGGGCGTTGTCGCCCTGGCCATCTCCGATGCCACGAAAAACTGAATCAATCCATCTACCCGGGAGATCAACCAACTCCTCGGTAAATGAATTA